CAGTAAAACGTCCAGCCGATCTGCCGTGACTTCAGATAAAAGCGGCGGCGGAATTTTTCGTTATCAGGGTCGTTAAGCAGCTTCTGAAATTCTGCCCACTGGTATGGGAATAGCTTGCTTTTCAGCTTTTCCAGAATTTCATCACGGCTGATGCCGCTGAAGTCGTTCTTCTGTTTTTTCTTTTTACGGCCACCGGTCACTTCAGCATTGTGCTGTGCCTTAACCGCTGCCTGGTGGTCTGCATCCAGCGGCAGGCTGGTTTGCAGGTGGTGGGCCTGCATCTGGATAGGGTCAGGGTCGCCGGGCAGGGTTACCGCTGCAATGCGGCCCTGAATTTTCTGATGCTTGGCCAGCAGCGTCTGCAGCCGCTCTATTTCGTTCAGCTGTGCAGGTGTCAGGGTTTCTTTGCTGCTCAGTATGGTCAGGATGCGGCGGTTATAGGCTTCTTCAATGTCGTCTGTCTTTACCAGGTCGTGCCAGCCGTCTTTTTCAATCCAGTCATAAAGAGTGCGGCGGGGAACGCCGGTTTCCCGCGCAATATCCGGAACCGTTACCCGCTTTATAAACAGGGTACGCGCCAGCGCTTTGATGTCGTCTGAGTATCGTTTCGCCATATCTGCAGAATTCTGTGCCGGTTAATGCGGTGATTTTCTGCAGTGTATAAACCCGGCGATATAAAAACGCGGCGAATATTTTTAAAGGCTTCTGGATATAAGCAAATAGAAAAATAGCGAATTTTTGCCGCTAAAAAACCGCGTTTTAAATGGCTAGTCTGCACATATCGAAAGGCAATGAGCCGAACGCAGAAGCGAAAACGAATAAAGGGCGGGGATATGTAATGCCGGTAATTGATCAGTGGTTCACGTTAGCAACAGCAGGCGAAACCGTAGATGGTCGAGTAATCGAAGAGGAATGGCTGCGCGACATGGCGGAACGCTATGACCCGAATTATTACACCGCCGTTATTGATGCTGACCATGAGCTGGATTACTTCGGAGCCTATGGCCATGTTGCTGAAGTCCGACTGGGTGAAAAAGTTGGGCGGGTGTCACTGGAAGGAAAACTGAACGCTAATTTCCGGCTGATGGAAATGAACCGGATGGGGCAGCGCCTCTGGTTCAGCATCTGGCCGAAAGAAGTGGAAGGTAAGTGGTATTTGTTCCGTCTCGCGGTTACCGATAAGCCATCAAGCATTGGCACCGACATGATGAAATTCAGCGCGCTGCCTAATGGTGAAAAGCCGCTGTTCACCGAACCTAAGCCGCTGGAATTTACCGTGCAGGATAGCCAGGGCGATAAGTTCACCAGCTTTATGGGTGGTTTGCGTAGTCTGATGGACCGCTTCAGCACCCACTCACCCATTCAACAGACACAAGAACCTGAACAGGACGAAGACGCTATGACACATGAACAACTGAAACAACTGACCACCGCCTTTACTTCAGCCATTGAAGCCCAGGGCGAAAAGTTCACCACAGCCATTGCTGAACTGAAAAAAGAACCGGAACCGGCAACGCCACCGGCTGGAGATGATGGCGACGATAAACAATTCAGTGCTGCTGAACTTTCTAAAACTCTGAAAGCCATTCAGGACGGTCAGAAGAATCTTGAAGAGCAGTTCGCAGAGCTGAAAAAAACACCGGGCAATAACACTCAGTTCAATGATTTAACTGGCCCGTCTGAAGACGAAGATATTTCTTCTGTCTGCTGATTTAAAAATCCACTGAACGCAAGCAAGGCTGAACAGCTGAAAGAAAAGGGAAACCGATATGCGTAATGAAACCAAAACTAAATTTAAAAAACTGCTGTTCGCCATTGCCGTGGCCAATTCCGTTGCAGCCAGCGGCGTGGTTGCAGGTGAACAGTTTGCAGTTTCGGAGCCGATTGAGACAAAGCTGAACGACAGTGTTCAGGCGTCGTCCGAATTCCTGACAATGATCAGCATGCACCCGGTTGTTGATATGAAAGGCCAGGCGCTGGATATGGCCGCCGTTAGCATGATTGGTGGCCGTACCGATACCAGTGGCTCTGGTGAGCGTTCTGGTACCGAACTGGGCGCACCGGATGGCACAACCTGGGAAGTGGCACAGACAGACTTTGATGTGTACATCAAATATCCGACTTTGGATATTTGGGCCCGCTACAAAGACTTTTACAGCCGTTATATGAAGGCAGTGTTTAAAGCCATTGCGCTGACCCGTATCACCATTGGCTGGCACGGTACTCATGCGGCGGCGACAACCAATAAAGCAACCTATCCGCTGGGTCAGGATGTGAATAAAGGCTGGCTGCAGGTCATGCGTGATCAGGTTCCGGAAAAAATCGTCGGCGAAGGTAAGCACACCGGTACTGGTAAAATCTTCATTGGTAAAAACACCAATAACAAGGATTACCAGAATCTGGATGCAGCAGCGTATGACCTGTATCAGATGATTCCTGTCGAACGTCGTACCGGTGATGAAGTGGTGATTGTTGGTGCCGCTCTGGTAGCCGCTGACGTGGGCAAAGTGCTGACTGAACATGCGGGCACACCGTCTGAAAAGAAACTGGGTATCACCACCCTGTCTGCAACCTACGGCGGCCGGAAAGCCGTACAGGTGCCGAACTTTCCTGATAACGGCATGGTGGTAACCGACCTGAAAAACCTGCACCTGTATTACCAGGAAGACCGCACTCGTCGTCAGAATCAAGACGAACCGAAACGTAACAGAATTAACGACTGGATCAGCTCGAACGATGCCTATGCCATCGGTGATAAGTACGCTATTGCGGCGCTTGAACCGGAGTCTGTCGTTATCGTTAACGAAAATACCCCGGCTGGCGATTTCGCCTGATCGGCTGCGGCAATAGCCGATGAATTAATGGCCCCTTAACCGGGGCCATTAAATGCACAAAAGAAAATACACAGGATAACCACCATGACTACACCAGCACGCCTTTGGGCAGAACGTAAACGTAAAGAACGTGAGCAGGCGAAGACACGCGCTGCCATTGAATCTGCTGACGCAGAAGCCGTTAACGAACTGACCACAACAGCGTCAGGCTTTGAAAGCCTGTGCATGAATCTGGAACAGGATCTGGTGTTGTTATCCGGTAAGTCACTGGAAGAAAAAGCGGCAATTAAAGCTGAGCGTTTTGCCATTTATATGGAACACGTCGAAACCTACAAAGCGCAGGGCGATGTGTACGCCAACCCGATACTTGTGGAAATGATGATCTGGTGCTTTGACTTGCTGGTTGCCGGTCACACAGCGGGTAATGCGGTTTTGTTTAAAGAGTTGGCACTGCAATGCGTAGAGGAAGGCCAGCGCTTGCCGCCACGCTTTACCACCAAAAATATCGCCACATTTATCGCCGATGCAGTCATGCAGTGGGCACAGCAGCAAGTGAAGTTATCACATAGCCCGGAACCGCTATTTTCTGAAATTGCTGCACTGATTACGGATTGGCCGGTACCGCAAGCCGTAAAAATGAAATACCACAAGCTGGCCGGACAGCTGGCAACGGATAACGGCGAATGGGAAGCCGCATTTGTGCAGCTGACCAAAGCCGATTTACTTGGCACACCAAAGCACCCGGCCAAAGTAACCACGCTGAAAAAACAGGTGGTTAAAGAACTGGAAAAGCAGGGAATTCCCCTGCCCAGTGTGGACAACGACAGCACGGATGCTGACACCGAATAAAAGACTCACGCACCACCGGGTGGCCCTTAACTTTCAGCAGCTCAGGCAGAGGCCTGTCTGAAAGGGTTAAGTAAGCCGCCCACCTATTAACGCTGAGGGCGATTAAATGACGTATTCATGGGCAGCCGCACAGGAACAACAGCGCAGCAGTGACGACATTGCCAACGCTGCTTTCTGGCCGCCGCTGAATATGGCGAATTTTTGCCAGCAGTACGCAGTACCGGCAGAACTGGACAACGCCATGATCAGCAATGCGTTGATTCTTGCCGCTGCCGAAACAAACCGGCGCTTGTCAGGGTTTAAAAGCACGTCAGAGGCCGCTGGATATACCAGGCTGGCCGAAGTGGACGGCCACACAATCGGCGCGTCCAGTGTTTTAGTGGTTCTGTACCAGACCGCCGTTTATTCAGCCGCTATGGCCGATTTATTAAGCCGCCGACCTATGCAGGCCGACGACGACAGGAACGAAGTGGCCGACCAGTACGCCGCACAATCCACCGCTGCAATCGCCAATATCAGCGGCGAAAGTGCAACCGGCGTGTATCTGATTTAGGGGGTGCGGTGAAAACACTGGAAAGTCTGAACGCACTGCTGCTGGAAAACCTGAAATTACTGGGTATTAACCGGCAATCGTTCGACCTGTGGATTGATCAGGGGACGATAGAAATCGGCAGCGGAAAAGAGACGGAAAAAGGGCTGCACTTTTGTGATTACCAGTATCGCCTGGCGTTGAGCATTGAAGCCATGCACGCACACAGGGGCGGCCTGTTGCTGGCGATGCTGCACAACTGGGAATGCTCGCTGGATGAATGCACCCGCCGCGATTTGAGTGCGCCGCAGGTGATTACCAGCAGCACCACAAAGCAAAGCGGCGGCGGCAAGGTGCTGCAGGTGGAATACACACTGGACGTACGCGACGGAATTTATTTAACGCGCAGCAGTAACGGACCGGTGGTGGCCAACGGCGAGCGCTGGACCTTTGGTAACCATGAACTGGGTATTGCCGAAGCCATCGGCATGACCACGGGGGCGCGCTGATGCTGACATTAAAGCTGTCCGGTGATTTAACGCTGAAACAGCAGATTGATGTGCTGCGTATGCCGAAACGGGCGCGGGTTCGACATCACCGCTATGTGGCAAAAACGGTTATCCGCCGAGCGAAGGAAAACGTAAAGCAGCAGCGCGATATTAACGGCCGGTCGTTTGCACCACGTAAGCGCGGAAATAAGCCGGTATTACGGAAAATGCCATCAAAGCTGAAAGCATTTATTGGCGCGAATAAAGCGACGGTGACATTTCCAAAAAACAGAACCGGGCAGATAGCGCGGGCTCATCAGGAAGGTATTACCACCACAATGACGGCGGCAAAAGCGGCACAAGCCGCACGCCGTCGTGGTGAGCCTGACTATGACGCTGATGCAACTGCAGCTCAGGCAAAAGCCCTGATTAAAGAAGGCTACCGACAGCCTGCCGGTAAGTTCAAAGGCGGTAAAAAAAAAGGAACTGCAAAAAGCCGTCGTGTTAGCCAGCGCTGGATTATGGAAAACATGACCGTTGGACAGGCTGGATTAATTTTGCGGCTGTTGCGTGAAAAGAAAGAGACACAGCAGCAATGGGATATTCCGCTGCCGCAGCGTGAATTCTTCGGCCTGAATAAAGCCGATGTGCAGGACATTACGAACCATCTTATTAACGACATTTTGAACGACGTGCGCAAAGCTGCGTAAACAGGAGCCACCATGGCAACACCATCGATCAGTATTAATCAACAGAACCTTAGCCAGGGCGGAAATGCAGAAGTTGAACGCCGCGTACTGTTTATCGGCCTGAATCAGGAGAACGCTGATAGTGCCGTGACAGATACCGCCGCCGCCACCATTCATACAATCGGCGCGGCCACCGATCTGGACGCCATTCTGGGCGACGCAGACAGCGCGCTGAAAATGCAGATCAAAGCAGCACAACAAAACGTGGGGCCAAACTGGACCGCGTATGTTGTGCCACTGTATTCGGCCCTGGGTGACGGCGAAACCGGTACGCCATTTTCGGATTGGGAAGCGGCGCTGGAAATTGCGCTGGGTCAGCCGAATAACATTTACCCGGAAATGGTGGTTCTTACTGACGCAGTAACGACCGCCGCGCAGCTTGCTGCAATGCAGGCAGCAACAACCAACGCGATTAATACCTGGGCCAAGTACATCACTATTCATGCGCCAGTAGCGGGCAACAGTGGCAGCACCTGGGCGGCGTACATCACAGCAACTAAAGCCATTCTGGATGCAAACACTTATGACCGGGTGCATCTGGTACCGCAATTAATGGGTACCAATCTGGGCGTGGTTATTGGCCGCCTGTGCAGCGAGTACGTGAGCATCGGTGATAGCCCCATGCGGGTTAAAACCGGAGCAGTGGCCGGGTTGGGCGAAATTCCCGCAGACAGTGATGGTGTGGCGCTGGAGCTGGATCATTTGAAAGAACTGGCGAACGCCGGTTTCAGTGTGCCCTGGTGGTACCCGGATAAAGACGGCATTTATTGGGCTGATCATTGCGGTCTTGATGCTGAAGACGGTGATTTCCGCGTGTATGAAAACCGCCGCGTTATCGATTATGTGAGCCGCCGCCAGCGCCTGCTGATGATTAATCAAATCGGTAACCGCGCGTTTAATGCCAGCGCCAGCAGCACAGCGTATTACGCCGAACACTTTATGGCCCCGGTACGTGATGCGGCAAAAGCGGTACCCATTAACGGAGAGCCTGCAGCGGGGCTGGTGCAGGAACCTGAAGACGGCGACATGGTTATCACATGGACAAGCACCACGGAAGTTGTGCTGGCAACCAAAGTGGCGCCAAAAAACAGTCCGAAAAAAATTACCAATTACATCAGTCTTGATCTGAACCGGCTGGAGAAATAGCAATGAGCGGACAACGCATCAGCGGCAAGTCGTTTGACGTGCGCATTATGGGTTATCTGGTGCATGTAGAAAGCATGACGCTGGATATTGAAGACAACACCACCGTAGCAAAAAACAAAGGTGTTCCTGCTGGCTTTATCGAGGGCGACGTAGCCGCTAGTGGTGAGTTGGTACTGGATATTTCGCAGTTTAATTTGCTGACGACTGCCGCAGCGGCTGCAGGAAGTTGGCAGGAACTGCCACCGTTCCCGATTCACACCTACGCGGTGGGCGGCGGTGCAGTTGCCGAGAATATGGCGGTGTATGCAGACGGCTGCAAAATGAAAATTTCGAGCCTTCTAAACATCGATCCGACCAGCACGGATAAATCCACGGTCACGATTCCGTATGACGTAACCGGTGAAGACTTCGTGAAAATTAACGGCGTGCCTTATGTGAAAGGCTCCGGTTTCGGCCTGATTTAAGGGGGCATTATGAACGTATCAAACCGCAATCTTGCACTGGCCGTCCGGGCCACCATTGAACAGGCTTTGTCTCGATTTAATCTGCCGGATTCAGAAGCCGCTGTGCGCCTGCTGCTAATGATATCCGCCCACGAAAGCGGCATGTTTTCATTCTGCCGCCAGGTGCGCGGCCCGGCATTGGGGCTGTTCCAGATGGAACCGGCGACCTATGAATTTTGTATTGAGTACCTGAGCCGCACCGGGAAATTCCCGACAGTGCCGCGCAAATGCATGCCAGCGCGACTGGTGACCGATTCTGTATTGGCTGCGGCAATGGCGCGGGTATACCTGTTTTCAAAACCGGAGCCATTACCAGAGGCCGACGATCTGCAGGGGCTGGCAGTGTACGCAAAACGCCACTGGAACACAGAAGCCGGTGCCGCCACGGTTGATGACTACTTAAAGGCGTATATGGAAGCCTGGGGAGCAGCAGAGGGGAGCGCAGCATGATTCAGGCGATATTCAATTCTCTGACATGGAAATTGTTGGTTGATGCCATCAGTGCTCTGATTGGGCGGATTGGTTGGAAAATTATTGTGGAACGGTTGATTACACGCCTGGTGGTTGCCGGGCTGCGGAAACTGGCAAGTATGACGACCAATAAACTGATGAAAGAAACCGTGGAAGAAATCGTAAACCAGTTGTTGAAAGACGGGC